GTGTCATTGACCGGCCGGTGGCGGGCCACCTCGGATCTGGTAGTGCGTATTTGGCGTGGAAGACGGTTGAGACAGGCAAGCCGGTCAAGCTCGCTGGGGTGCGGGGCATGTTCCGTAACGCCACTGATCGGGACTGGCGGATCTTCACTCAGATAGAGCGGTCGGGGATCGCCGGTGGTGGTCAGGCCGCCATCGAGGTGGCGGAGAAGGCCGGTTTGGCGGCCACGGGGACGTGGAATCCGTTGCGGGCACATTTCTGGCCGTTCAGGGCGGTGCGGGCAGCGAACACCGACGCCGAGTTCATGGTGCGTATGACGGCGGGACGCCACATCATGGAGGGTGGCGGCACCATTGACGAGGCGTGGAAGGCGATCCGCAAATACCATTTCGATTACAGCGAGCTGACACCAACCGAAGCAAGAATCAAGATGGTGATTCCTTTCTGGAAGTGGCAGAAGAACATTCTGCCAGTGTTGATCGAATCGATTGGGAACCGGCCCGCAGCGTGGTCGAGGCTGCGGCAGATCAAAGGCGAACTGGAATACGCGAGCGAAGCCGAAGGTGTCGTTCCCGACTATTTCATGGAGAATCTCGGGATTCGTTTGCCGTGGAGAATGGACGGGTCACAGCTCTACGTCCTGCCTGACATGCCGTTCAAAGATCTGAACCGTTGGATGCGGTCAGATGACCGGCCGATCACGGGCATCAAGCCGTTGGACATGGCGACCAGGGCGTTCGCCGAAGCAGCATTCCCCTATGCCAAGTTGCCTATCGAGCTGTGGGCCGGCAAACAGTTCTTCGCCGACCTGCCGTTGAAGGGTCGTTTCCAGAACGTGCCGCCGTCGTATGCGAACATCCCAGGGTTGATGCCGCTCCTCAGCGGGTTGGGGAAGGCGGAGAAGAACCGCAAGGGCGAATGGAAGATGACCGATTCGGATTTGTATGTCTTGGATCAGATGATGCCGTTCATGGGGCGGCTGCGTCGCCTCATCCCTGGCGAGGAGAAGTATGAGAAGCGTTGGATGACGACGTTCCTGTCGACGATGTTCGGTGGGGGTCTGCGGGCCAACACACCTGAGGAGCAACGCAACCAGTTGATCCGTATGCAGCGCGAGTTGGCGGATGACATGAAACGCATGATCGATATTGAGGTCCGCAACGTCTAGACTCGCTGGGACGAAAGCGGGTTAAGTTGATGGACTTCATCTCACGTGACGAATGGCATGCCAGACCGCCGAAACGGGCGTTCACACAACTGCGGCCTTCCCGTATCGTGGGAATAGTCGTTCATCACTCTGGCGTCGCGAACCCACCTAACGGGGTGACCGCAGTCCGAGCCTACGAGCGGTACCACGTTGACACTCGGGGTTGGAATGCGATTGCCTACAACTGGCTCGTTGACGAACGCGGAGTGATTTACGAGGGACGCGGCCCAGGGATCGTTTCTGCCGCCACCAAGCATTACAACTTCAAAACAGAAAGTATCTGTTACACAGGCTACGGGGGCAAGAAGCCCCCTGAGGTCGCCCTCATAAGCATCACTGAAGTTATCGAAGACATCCAAGCCCGCTACGGGGGGAGACTGTGGTTGAAAGGGCATCAAGATTTGGCTGCGACTACGTGCCCAGGGTCGGAGCTGTACGCATGGGTGAAGAACGGGTGCGTCGTCTACGAGGGCAACCCGTCGAAAATCGACTTCGAGGGCATCGCACGGTACATACGCGACTTGGGTGCCGGCTTGGACGACGCCCCGTTGTCGAAGCGTCGACGTTCCAGAGGCCAGTTGGTGCAGTTGGTGCAGAGCCGGCTGAACGACCGTGGACATGACCCTGGCGGCGTCGACGGGGTGTTCGGGCCGAAAACGAAGGCTGCGGTGAAAGGTTTCCAACGGTCTTTGTTCTTCCTGCACCCCAACGGGGTTGTAGACCGTTCAACGTGGGACGCTCTGTTCCTCTTGTAGGAGGTACTTTCAATGCCCAAAGGTGAAGGTTACGGCACGTTCGAGGACACGTTCGGCAGTCAGGACGACCAGCTCTACGACTCGTCGTCGTCGTTCAACATGTGGGATATGAGCCAGATGGCGAAGAAAGCCGCGGCGTATCTGCGTTCCACCAATCTCGGCAACGCCGCCTTCGGCGGTCGGCCGTTCGGAAAGTAGGACACCATGTTGTTCCATGACGGTACGACTCCGAAGCTGGTGAAAGCCGCCCGTGTTCTCGTCGACAGCGTGAAACGCGGCAGTTTCTCCCTGCCGCCTGGACAGTCGCGGGAAGCGGCCCGCAAGGCCCTGCGAGACTGACAGTGGGCACGAAACGCCCGAAGCGTCCTAAGCCCCGCTACTAGGGTGCCTCTCAGACGCGGATCTTCCCGTGCGACAGTGTCGCACAACATCGGCAAACTGATCGGTGAGGGCTATCCAAAAGACCAAGCAGCGGCCATCGCCTATTCCAAGGCCGGCCGTGGAAAGAAGGGTAAGTGACTACATCATCAAAGTTTTCTTGGGGGTCGTGGGGTGAACGGGCCGCGTGGACAGCGGTTCAGGCTTTCGCAGCCGTCATCGTCATCGGCCAGAGTTCAACTATTCGCACAGCTCTGATAGCCGCCGCGGCGGCGCTGCTGTCAGCAGTGAAGACCTTGGCGAAGGAACGCATCGCGTCGTGAGCGACGCGGCTGCGTTCGACTTTGAGTCGGCGTGGTCTTCGTGGTTCGCGAGCCCAGTCAGGGAAGATCTTCAGGCGGGTATCGCCACAGAGTTGGAACGCACCAGTGGCCTCTTCGACGTTGAGGACGGCACCCACGCCAAATGGAACGGTGAACGTCTGGGTGTTCTAACAGTGTTCAACACCGACGAACTCGCAGCGTTGCTGTGTGCGTGGGGAGAGGCCGAGAACGGCAACTGGTTGGCTCAGAAAGAAGTGCTGATCTGGTTGGAGAAGTGGATGCAGTTCATCACTTGTTGCGTTGAGGCGGCTCCACCCGACTGAGGTCGGCGTCGCAAATCTCGGCGAGTTCTAACAGCCCCGTGCGGGCCCTGACGAACCGCTCGTGGTCCCAGGAGTGGAACAGCGATTTGCGGAAGAGGCGCCATTCGAGGTCTCGGAACGCCTTGTCCAAATCGTCGACTGTTTCAACGCATTGTTCAGGTGTCGGTTTCCACGGTGGGGCCGCTGTGTTTGTCAACTCGTTCCTTTACGACGGGGTTGTCGAAGAGTTGTTCTTGGAGGTTGGCGATGATTCGGTCTCGTCTACGAGCCAGAGTCGTTTTAGGGATGCCAATAACGCGGCCAACAAAACGCAGAGACAACCTAACGACAATAAGCATGTCAAAAATCCAGCGGTCATCTTCCTCCAAGGTGTCGAGGGCGTCTGCGAGGGCTTCGCGGAGCAGCAGTTGTTCCAGTACGGATTCTTCGGGTTCGTCGAGAGGGAAGCAAACCATGAGTGCTTCAATGGGTGACATTGCTCGGTGGAATGCCGAAGCGTGTCGCCGACGGCCGCTTCCGTTTGCGAGTAGTGGGTCGTAGAGGGATTCTTTGCGGCGTCCGTCATCTGTCACTGCCGTTGCTCCAAGGGAAGAGGGACGGCTTGAAGCCGTAATATGCTTTACCCTCTCGGAACGACCCTGGGGTCGCTTCTCCCTTGTCAATGAGCTTCGTGATCGTCTTCAATGGAACGAACGCGTATTGTTGTTTCGGCGTTGACCAGATCCACAACCAGACGGGCATGTGCCCCTCCCACATGGTCAAAGCCGACAGTTTTTCTTGTTTCAGTTTGAGGCCTTTGGCGCCGCAACCCATTACTTCGATGAGTGTGTTGACGGTGACGTAGTCGGGGGTGTACCGCATGAACAGTGGCAGTGTTTCTATCGAGTAGGGCGGCCGGTTGAATCCGTATCGTGCCCATCCGTCGGTGCGTTTCTCGAATGCGCCTTCGGCTTCGTCACCCATTGTGTTGTATCGTTGTTGCCAGGACAGGTCGGAGAATCCGCCTGTCACCGCGGAATCTTTCTCACTACGAGCATTTGCACCAGTCGGTCGTCGGGGTAGGCGACGCCGTTGAGGGCGTCTTCGACTAGTTTACACAGGTTGGATGCGTCGGCGGTGAGGGGTGACACGGCTTCGTCGAGGGGGGCGATGGTCACCTCGGTCCAGTCGGGGTGGAATGTCATGGTGAGTGAGACTGGGGTTTTGTAGTAGGGGCCGTCGTACAGGTCGGCGATGCGTTGTTCGGCGTCGAGGGTTTTCTTGTCGGTGTATGCGCGGCCTCGGGCGAACCGTGGCCGGCTCTTCGATTTGGGTCGGCCAGGGATTTTGAACGCGTAGGTCACAGGTCGAAGCGTAGCTGGGCGCATCGGTCCAGCATCCGTTGGCGCCAAGCCAGGGCGTATTTGGGGCAGTTGTTGCAGTGTCGGTGGGGGCACCCGTCCATCGGGGGGTCGTAGCGGGCCTGAAACGACCACGCCATCGAGTCGGCGCTGGTCAACAGGTCGTGGTTGGCGGCGTATGCGCTGCCCTTCACGCCGAAAGCATGCAGGTTGAGGGGGTACAGGGAGTGAATGATACGACTGATTTCGTTCGTAGCACCACGGCGGCACACCGAACCGAGGCCAATGACCGGCTCGTCGCCAAGCTCCACGCCGGCAGCCGTGAACAGGTCGACGCAACGCTGGTAGTCGTCGAACTCCCAGCCTTGGAGAACGGGTGCGACGGTCATTCCTAAGAGTTGCCGTAGTTCAAGAAAGTTGTCGACAGTCAGGCGTTGATGGTCGGCGACGGTCAGGCCCGACGCGGTCAGAGCGGACGCCTCACACATCCAGTCTTGGGGGGCAGCCCAGTCCAGCTTGCCGATCTCGTCGGCGTAGCGGCGGACCTGATCGGCGTAGTCGGCTGGGGACATTTCCCACCGGCCGTA